AATTCCATACGATCAACAAGTTTAACGGCTGAACCTGAGATTCTATCGATAGCGACATATCCTTCAGGAGCAGTTACCTTGAACCCATTTGCAGTTCTGATAAACGTACCTGCAAGTTGTTTTACCTGATTCAATTTATTTGTAATCATTTCCTTTGCCGCAACAACCGCTATTTGAAATTCAGTCACTGCAACAAGTAACGCCTGTAACCGCTTCAATTCTGCCAACATTGCATCTTTTTTCGCCGTGAGCGCATCTTTAGATGCTTGAGTTTTTAGCTTGCCTATCTCTAAATCATACTTAGTTGCTACCCATTTCAGATAGTCACTTGCATGTGATTTAGGATTTGTAACCTGCTGTTGTTTGCGCACTTTAGAGTTCTGATATGTTTTGTAGCTTGCACCGATCATTTTACCGGTCATACTATCTTGCAGAGAATTGAAGTTCTTCAATTGTGCTGAGTTTACACTGCGTAGTTTGGTTCCTATTGTAGAAATCAATGCAGTAATCGCAGTGGTCTCAGCCTTAGTAAACGTAGCAGTACCTGATTCATCTTTGTAGGTAGCATCGTCCATCCATACAGATGAAGACTTCCTAAGACCTTTGATGTTAGCACCAAAAGATGCTGTCATGTCTTGCAGCGAGTTGCCTGAGTACGATGTATGCCATACGATACCTATCTTGCTTTGTTTAATTTTTACGTCCAGTGGCGTCCCTACTGGGACTGCATAGACAATTGCATTAGGTTGGAAAGTAGTGTATCGTTGTCCGTCTATCGTGTCAGATTCCAAGTCGCTTGAAGTAAACATCAAGTCGCCTTGCAATACGTTTTTGATCCCCAGTTTGCTAAACTCAGCCAATGCTATTTTAAACTTAGGCTTGAGTGAAACGGGTAACTTAGGATCAGAGTCTATCTCCTTATTGCTTTTATATAGCAGTGGAGTCTTATTAAATACAGATTTTTTAGCGACAAAAAACTTGCCGTCAGACGGATCGGTACCAGCAAATATTGCCGGTGCGCCATCCCACTTTACTGTCATATTGACAGATGACCGGGAAGAGCCTGCAAGCATATCGCGCAGTGATCGTAAAAAGTTTACAGCCGATCTTGCACCAACGATACCAAAGTTTAAAATATCATCTTCTAGGTGCTCTAGGTGTAAATTCTTACCCTGTGCGTCTTCTTGTAAATATGTTTTTAATGATTTCATACCGTTATTTATAATGATTCCAGTTTGTCAACTAACATGCTTGCAATAATTTTGTGACCTTTCTCATTCGGGTGATTGTCGCCTGGTATGAAGTATTCATGCGAAACAGTATGCATCGCGCTGGAAGCATCCACTCTTAAATTGTCTTCCCAAACTTCAATGCCCAACAACAAGTGAGTCAGACTCCGGCTACGATCTAGGAACGCTGAGTCGGGTATGTCAAAGAAAGGAGCAATCTCTAGGTTGCCATAGTTATGTGCTAAGACAAGTTTTACCCCAGTGTCTTTGGCAATATTGATTAGAGTGTAAATGAATAGCGAGTGATGATATATGTACCATTCTCGACTACTGTGAATGCCTAAGACAACCTCTTGAGCAGGGTGCCCGTTGAAAATGCTCGAGGTGTGATAGTGTTTCTCGATGTTGTACCAACGAGTGTCGGGGGGTATTATTACTATGAGTGAATCACCGTCTTTAAAATCATTACTTGCTTGCAGTACATGTGAGGTGACATGCCCCATTGAAGACGCAGCCACACCTTTGTTTGTGACTTCACCCTCAAAGTGATCGGAGAATCTTTTTTCGTTTTCTTTTAATCCCCAGCCTTCTGCCCAGCTATCTCCAAATACCCATATCATTCATCCACTTCCTTTTTCTTTCTTGGCGTTTTCTTCTTGCCTTTCTCAAACATATTAAGTTCTCGGTCTAGATGTTTGATCTTGATCGCCATTTCTAACTGATCGGCAGCCATCTTGTTGATTCGATCATTGTACTCTTGATCCTGCACTCCCCAAGTTTTTTTCTGTCGGTCAAGTTCTTCATATGATTCAGTCAGTTCAGCATTTTTCTCCGCCAACATCCCCACACGTTGCACATATAAGCCGTATAATTCAGCGTAGTCCCTCATCAAAAACTCACGGATTGTACGCAAGCGAATCAATTCTTTCTCTTCATTCTCTATCATATTAATTTTTCCCATTCAAAATCAATGAACGATTTAGCCCCCCACTGGTCGCGAGTCTCATTGCGCGTACCAATTACACTATTTAGCACTGCTAATTCGTCTTTGTATATTTTAGGATGATACATGACCATGTTCTCATTGTCGTATGTTGTCTTCTCAACATCGTCTGTCATTACACTCTTTCTTTTGCCACGCTTGTCAATGAGTATATTTGGCATGAGAGTCTTCACCATATAGGTACTGAGTTTTTCAAGAAACATTTTGTCGCCGTAGTGCATCCCTGAGTACTCTTCATCATATCCGTATGACTCTAGGAAGTCTTTGCGTCTGATACAAAAATCATTAATTGATTCTTCACATCTACCTATGTAGTCCTGCTTAAAGTTTCTCCAGAAGGTAAAGTACTGTTTCAGTGTCGAGGTCTGGGTTGCTTTGAATAATTCGTATGCAACACCTTGATCCATGTACATGTCGATGTCAGTAAAATAACACCACACAGTTTTAGATTCCTGTGCAGCTAGATTCCTACAGCCATGCGAGTTGAATCCGATGTCTTCTTTTACACGATACAGGGATACAGGTAAATCGTCAGCATAGGGTCTAACGATTGGTTCGGCGGGATATTGCGTTGAGCCATCATCAACAATCAACAGAGAGGTGAAATGATCCTTATCAAAATTCTCTAGTAGTTCTTCTAAAAATTCTGGCTCGTTATAATATGATGTGATGTAGGTAATGCCTGGGTGACCATACCAAGGTCTTCTCATCCAGTAGGGCCCCCAGTATCACGGTTCACTTTCTGAACAATGTCACGCACCTTAACAGACTTTGGGTCTTTCTTTCCGTGAGTGTTTGCTAATGCGCTGTTAGGATTTGCATCTGAGATTTTAGACAAGACTTCCTTGAAGCCGTTGTCAGTCTTAGTTCGATCACCAGTGCCATGTATGGTAGATGGTGCACCTGATAGAAATCTTTCTATGTTAGGATTTTCGTCGAGATATTCCACTGATGTTTGCCAGGACATTATTGCGTCCCATTCTTCACCGGTGTCCTTGTCTCTAAACGAGTATGTTGGCATTCACTTTCTCCATTGAGTATCATTTATATATAACGCCGTAGCGAATAGATTACTGTAAGTTGTGGTATGAGCCAGTGTAGCCGCATGACCTAGATCTTTCGGTAAGCATTTGCCCCCAAACCCCGACTCGCCATCGGGACCTGGTACATCCCAGTGAGAGTTTGCGAGTACAGGATCGTCTGTCAGCATCTTGGATAAATCACTGTAGTTAACCCCTGTTACATCGCATGCCTCGCTCAGTTGATTTGCAACAGCCACAGTCATAGCAAGTGCAGTATTTCTAGCGACCTTATACATACATGCAAGCTGCCTGTCAATAAACAAGATACTTTTACCTGTATCTAATGATTTCATTAGATTGAACATTTGGCGGCGGGCGATGCCTGCCGTTGCTACATTAACACCAAAGATTAGTGGGAGCGTAGGATCATCAACATCTGACTGCCAAGAGCTTTCACGCAAAAACTCAGGCATGAAAATTGTTCTCTCAGGAAATCGATAGACATGGTCAGGGCCAAGAGTAGACCGGATGACAGGAACACAAGTGTTAGGAAGTATAAGGGCTTCCTGAACGGCAACACTTGCGTCTAACGCGCCTGTCTCCGGATTAGTCGGGGTAGGAACACACACGAATGCAAACTCGATCTCATCCCATACAGGATCGTCCAGCTCAATCGAATACCCTAGTAAAGGATCATGAATAAAAATTTCACTGTCGCCTCGTTGCAACAGATATTCAGTTGCTTTTCCGACGAAACCGTAACCTATAATTGCGACTTTCATAATACATTCCTAAAAAATGGCTCCGTCACTTGGGCTCGAACCAAGGACCCACAGATTAACAGTCTGTTGCTCTACCAACTGAGCTATGACGGAACAAATGGAGAGCATCGCACTCTCCTGGTTGATTATCAAACTGAAACCAACTAAATTACTTCAATCGCTTCAGTC